TGCCATGTGTAGGATGGGCATATTCAACAATGGCAACATACACCAAATGATTGGGTGCATAAGGCTTGGTAGTTGTGTAAGTTCCAGCAGTTGTTGGACTCAAATAAAGTTGCGCTCCATCCGCATAAGCAGATGTGTCTATTTCTGTCACCAACCCAATGATGGTTACATAACCATTTGAATTATTTGCCAAGTCTGCGGACATGACACCAAGAGTCTGGGCAGAAGTTGTATCACTAGTTGCAAGTGCTTTGCTGACTGTTGGCAATTGACCTGTTGCACCAGTGATGTACACCACAGTGCCTTTGGTCAATGTTGCGCCAGTAGTGTTTCTGACTTGGCAAACGACATTGGTAGTCGATGCCGCAACAGTCACACTCAAATCTGCAATACCAGAAGCAGTTGATACAGTCACACTTCCATCATTTGATGTGATTGAACCAATTGCATTAACATCTGTATAAGTTAGACTAACAACTCCAGTTTGTCCGTTAACAGATGTGACTAGATTTGTCTGGTCAATCTTTTGCCAAGCAGTGCCGTTATAGATTGCCCAATCCCCTGCCACCCAATCAGTGATTCCATTGAGATTGGTTGAACCAGAAACGCTGACAACATAGTACCAATTGGTAGTTCCAACACTTGAGGCCAGGGTAGGCGTGTTTGTAGATGCGTTCCAAGTCCCTTTGTAGACCAAACCACCTGTGATGGCATTGATCTGGTTTTGAAGGGAGGTTAGAGTATCAAGTACATACTGAGAAGTACCGCCGCCATTAGTAATGACTTTGATGCGTTCAGCAATATCCAGAGGAACAACCTCACCAGCATTAACTTCACGACCATTATCAAAAACGATGATAAGGCTACCATCAAAATCAATGCGAGCAGAGGCAATACCAACGCCGTTAGCGCCATCAACTCCATCACGCCCAGGAACACCATCTCGTCCTGCTGGCCCTGTTGCGCCTGTTGGCCCTTGTTTTCCATCGCGTCCATCTTTGCCATCTTTGCCATCCCGTCCATTTTGAATAGAGGCAACTTTGCTTTGAATTTCACCATTCAACTGAGCAAACTTTTGCTCCATGTCAGACTTGATCTTCTTCAAGCCCTGGACAACAAGTTCAGCCCCTTTACCAATGGACTCGCTCTTGGCCTTGGCAATCTTTTCAGCCGCAGATTGTTGCAAAGCAGTAATGATTTCCATCTGCTGTTCAGCAGATATTCCATCAATTCCTAGCTTACGCTCAAGATCAGAAATGTCCATTTAGGTCAATTCCTTGGAAAGACGATTGAGAAATTCATCTTCAACGCTAGACATTTTGCCCTTCTTGTCAGCCATTTGCAACTCAACAATCTTGGACTTGTTCTTAATATCTGCTTCCTTGAGCATCAATTCAGCAATCTTGACCCGCTTGTCAAACTCCCTTGAACCAGCATCATCTTGGTTTGGCAGATTTTTGGTCATCGCTGCCATGTTCTTGGCCTGGATTTCTTGTGGCATCAACTGAGTTTCAACTTGCAACTTCTGAGCCTCAGCACGATTTTGCTCGGCCTGGGTGGTTTGTACCGCAATCTGAGCCTGTGCCGCTTGCAACGCCAGTTGTTGCTGAAGCTGGGCAATTTGTTGTGCCTGTGGGTCAGGTTGGCTCATCTTGTCCAACTGCGCCATAAGTTCATAGCGGTTTGTCAAAGAAGAATTAGCCAAAATACCCTTGAGAATCAGAGGCAAAACAGGGGTATTGGGGCCAAGGGTTTGGAGCAACCCAATGAACTGCTGTTGTTCGTACTCTCGGGCAATGATGCCCAAAGTAGCGGTAGGCACAAAGGTCATGTCCACAGAGGGATAACGCTCTGGGTCAAATTGCATATACCTGAAAGCCGCCTTCTGAATGAAGGGAATCAGGAAATCTTCTTGGAAATTGACCAAAGTACGCTTGTACTTCTTGATGATGGATGCCACTGCCATTGACATACCACCCTGAGAGCCATCCCGAGAAACTTGGGAAACCATGCCCTGAGAATCCAAAGTTCCAGTGGATTGCAGGAGCATTCGTTCAAAATCTTTGGCAGTATTTAGGTTATTGCCATCAGTCTGCCCAAACTTGAAGGGATACAGAATCTCTGAAGGTGCGCCATTGGTGAGAATCGCCTTCCCAGGCTTGACTTCAAACTTAGCACCACGGGGCAGACGGGTTGCATCCATTGCAATCATGGGGCTAGTGGTTAACGCCAATGAATCCAAGTGCGAACGAATCTGAGCATCAATGGCTTTTTGCATATTGAAGGCTTTTTCCACTGTGCCACGGCCCAAAAGACGATTAGGAACAGTATCATCTTGATAAGCCAAGACGGGTCTGTCCTTCATCATGTAAGGATTTGCCTCTGCTTTTAGCAATAAACCATCGTTGGCAATGACCACAATGGCCTCAACCATGTCTGTATAGTCTTCAGCCGCTGAATTTTCAGGAAATAACTCAACAACTTCTTTGCTTTCTTTGAGGTTTTCCAAGTATTCACGAGGAACCAAGCCGTAATATGTCAGCAAAAGCACCTTTTCGTCCTGGTACTGGCTAACCTCTTGGGTAGGCTCTAAATCAGTGTCTTCGTAGGTGGGCGTTATGTCTACTTTGCGGTAGATTCCACGCTCAATGCCTTCAACAATCTTGTGAATCGAGATGTATTTCTCAATTGCCACGCCCATGCAGTCATCAATGGATGTGCCATTAGGGTCAAAAAGGAAGTTTTTTGGGTTTACAGGTGAAATCTTGACCGCAATTCGGTCTTTTTCCACAACCCCAATAGCCGCCTGACCCATTTGGCCTGGAATTGGCTGTGTAGAGGGCACATACTGTTTTTCAGTCTTGACGATGATCTCGCCAATGCCTGTGCCGTAGATTTCTGCCATCAACTCAATCTGGTCAATGGATTTTCTGATCTTGTCTCGCTTGAAATCTTCCATTAACTGGGCTTTGATGATGCCCACATCAATGGGATTGTTGTTCACATCCCGAATATCGTCTTGAATATCAAAGAACTCACCTTGCCCAAAGATAGCTTCCATGATCTCAGCATGGCGGGTTTCTACGGCTTGTTGGGTGGCAGGAGTTACGATGCGTGAACGCTCAGATTCACGGGTTTTATCTTCGGATGCCCACTGGCCTCGGAAGATTCGCTCATATTCAAGCCAATCGGGGAGGAAATTGGTGTCTCGGTAGTCGCGCCAGCGTTGGCAATGGTCAACAACAAAATCAGTCAGTTCTTTGTCTGCCTCTGTCGGCTCGTAGAACTCGTTTTGCTCTAGCTTTTCTTGCTTATTTGTTGCCATTAAACCCCCGATATGATGTCTACAGGCTCCCATTCATCATCTTCTTCGCCCTCAAAGTAAGATGTGACCGCCAGTTGGTCAATATAACTCAGGGCATCGGGTAGATCGTCATGTACGCCATTGGCAGGAAACATCAAGAGTTGATCGGTAAATACATCCCAATCTTCTTCAGAGTTCAGCACAATTCGCCCATGCTCAAACCGCCCTTGGAGGCTCCAGATAATCCTGTCAGCCTTTTTCCTGTTGCCATGCGTTAGGTCAACTATGTGCGAATATACATTATTTTTCCGCATCAAGTCACTGAGATAGGGCAAAACAGCGTTTTTCAGTGCCCCACGCTCAATTCCTACCGAAATTGGCCTGTAATCCCGCATTTTCATCAAGATTTTAGCGGCAGTCTCCCGAATGTCCCACCTCCCGTGGTCAATCTCTTTGACAAACCACTTGCCATCATCAGTGACTTTGACCACCGCAATAGCCGATTCATCTAGCCTTTTCTTCGTGTTAGCAGCTTGTTTAGCCACTTCTTCAAACCCTGCCAAGTCGATTGCAATGAAGTAACTACCATACTCAGGTTCCACGCCATATTTGATCCATTCCTCTCTAAAAACATCGCTTCCAGCATTGTCAAACGATGCCATGTATTCCTGCTTGAAGGCAAAAGAACTCAGGGTTTTTTTGGCAGCTTCAATCTCCCCTGGGTCTATCAATGGGTTGTCTTTGGTGGTGAAATGCCAGGATTTCCAATCAGGGTCATCATCGGTCTGCCCTAGTTTGAACAGGTCATAGAACCAGTTGCGCCCCTTTGGAGTGCCGATGAATATGGCTCTGCCCTTTTTGTCTGACAAAGAAGCCCTGATAACTTGTTCCCAGGCTTCAGGCTTAATGTCCGCAACCTCGTCTAGTACCGCATAGGTCAAAGATACACCACGCAAGGTATCAGGTCTATCAGCACCACGAACATAAATCTTTGCGCCATTGATGGTGGTTATATCCATGTTGTTGATGTGGCTCGACTGAATCACATCACGCCCAATCTCCATCAAAACATCCCAGATAATTTGCCGCGCCTGTCCATTGGTGGGAGCCACATATAGAACTGCACTTCCTGCTGGGCAACGCAATGCTTCGATGATGAGTGTGGTTGCCGCTAGTCTTGACTTCCCACAACGCCTACCAGCCGCCACAACCTTAAACCTTGTTTTGTCAGCAAAGACAGTCTGTTGCCAAGGCAGGAGCGCAAAGTTAAGGTCAGACATTTTTGGGTTCTATATCTTCAGCTTCTACTGTATTGTCACCAATGGTCACGCCACCAATGCCACTGATTGTGATGTTGACAGCAGAACGCTGTTTGCCTTCTTTCTCAAACAAGCTGACAGGAAGCATCCTATCCATACACAGTTTGAGCATAGCGGCTTGGGCAGGGTGTTCGTCATTCATGGCAATCTCAATTGCTTTGTGAACAACATTGGAACCTGCACTGTTTATCAGGAGGTCTTTGAGTTCTTTGATGCGCTGAACTTCAGTCTTGGGTAGAAGTGCAGTTGGCCTATCGGCATAGGTAGTCATGGTGAACTTCTTGTTCACAGACCCCTTGGGCCGCCCTTTTTTCTTCAGGTTGTTTGGCAGTGCATCAATCACATTCATACTTTACCCAGTTAAGGAAGTAGTATAGGTTGTTGGTGGCCCTAAGCGGCTCCAGGCGCTGGTACATCCTAACGGGCAAGCCCTCTCACTGTGCTTAAGTACCTTGCTTTCACCAACACGGCTGGGGACTGAGAAGCCTGCACAGTGCAAGGCGGGAATTACCCGTTTTGACTTTCCCTCGCACCCTCGGAATCGAACCAAGCAGTCCCCATGCGTCTTGGCGCTCGAAATGTAACTTACTTTGTTTTGTTTGACAAGTGGGGTAAACCCTTATACAATCTCACCATCTGTTCGCGCCAGATCAAGCCTTTTAGAAGTGGTACAGCCCTGGGGATACTCAGGGGCGCGACTGTATCACCCCTAAAGGGCTTTTTTCATGGAAATCGAACTTACGCCAGAAGAACAAGCAACGAAACGCAGGATCACAAACCTTAAGGTGGCAATCCACCATTGGAAAGGCAGTATTTCAGACGCTGCGCTTGGTTTGGCAGTGGAGAAGAAAGGTCTTACAAATCAACTGTCTATTAGAAAACAAAAGCGCAAGGAACGAAAGAAGGCTCAAAAGACTTTAAATTCGTTTGACAAGGGTTTTCTTTTCTAATACATTGTCAACAAATGGGTGTCGGTACAGCTACCCGACTCAACAGAGGGCGAACCTGCAAACCCCTGTTATGACCGCAGAGAAGCTAAGTAGAGAACTTAGAGTAAGCCTAGAAGTAGGCTCTCCCTGTGGCAGACACCCAAGCAGCTATCTGCTAACTTTTTAAGCACCTGACATACCTCGGGTAGCCACTCCGTGCCCAAATGAAACTTGTCATCCAGCTAAAGACAAGACTACCCTAAGCCCAAGCTAACTCCTTTCCTTACCAAAGTCCAAGGTAAACCTAGGTAAAAAAGGTAAATTGGCTTTTGGTGTACGGGGGGAGCACCACAAAATTCTCTCACCACCAACCACCCCCTCCCCCCCCTACAATGTTGCACCACTACAACACAGGGTAAACCCTTAAGGGTAAACGAGTAAGGGAAAACCCTAATAGGGTAAGTCCTAATGTGGAAAACCCTGAGAGTTAATTAACCGACCGGTCGGTCGGGTTATGCATAAATTGCATAATTACTTTTAGTTGTAAGGCTTAGAT